GCTGTGAATACGTCATCTAAAAGGGTAATACCGCCACCGGAACCCACCGTCACATAGTTCCCGACATCGCTAATGGTCAAGGTGTATTCAGCGGTCTTAGCTGCACCCACTGATGGAACCGCACGAATGTTGCCATCTGCATCCGAAAGAGGTCCATTGCTGATCGTGACCGATTGGCCTGTACCAATTGAAATAGCGGTCGTGCCGCCTGTCTTGATATCAAGGGCCGCTGTACTATTACCAGCCGATACTATTCCGCCTGACGTTGCATCAATTGAACTTGCCATTTTTAAACTCCATCAGATCCATCGCATCACCAAGTAATAGAACCAGAACCTGTAAATTTATAAATCCTATAGCCACCTGAAACCGTGTAAGTGGGAGAACCTGTGGTTGAAGCTGCTTCAGCAAAACTATCTGCATAACGCACCACAACGATTCCAGAGCCGCCATTTGAGTCGCTAGCTCCGCCTCCGCCGCCAGTATTAGCGGTTCCAGCAACACCCGGATTTCCGCCGCCAAAAGCAGTTGCCCCAGTGCCGGTATTGCCTGCGCCACCGCCAGCGTAACCTACCGTGGTTCCCGTAATTGAAGAATAAGCCCCAGCCCCACCATCTGCTGTTCCGCCAACCGCACCTTTACCGCCACCGCCACCCGCTGTATTACTAAATCCGGGTCCGCCGTTATTACCTTCTCCAGAAGTACCGGCTCCACCGGACCAAACACCGCCGGGAGCATCATCTGTATCACCTCCGCCGCCACCCCCGGAACCCCCAGCAGCACCTGAAAAAATAGAATTTACTGACCCTCTACCACCCCCCACACAAGACACTAATGCGCCAAATGAAGAAGGACTGCCGTTGCTACTCTGCCCACCACCAGCGCCTACGGTAACTGTATAGGTAGTTCCGTTACTAATTGATAATCCTGTGGCAGTACGCATACCACCAGCGCCGCCGCCTCCATTTCTATTTGCTCCACCAGCTCCGCCCCATCCTCCTCCTGCAACGACAAGGTATTCAATAGTAGGCGGAACGGCTAAACCGTAAGAAGCCCCAACAATTGCACATACAATCCCAGTCACGAAATATTTCCTGACACAATGCAAATGGAGTTAGCAAGGAACAGGACGTTAGCCACGCCACGAGTTGCCAGAGTCAGGCTTGCTCGGTCAGTGTCAGTACCGGCGGCATAAGCCGTGGTGATCGGGCAGTCGATGCTGATATTGCCTGTAGTGTTATTAACTACAAGAACTACATCACCGTTTGAAAATACATCGTTTGGAACAACGACAGAGCCACCACTTCCTACTTGGACATATTCTCCAATATCAGAGATAGTTAAAGTGTATGCGGCAGTTTTAGTAGAGCCTGTTTGAGGAATAGCGCGAAGATTGCCAGCGGTGTCCAAAACACTGGAAAAAGTACTTGTTGTACCAGTTAAAGTTGTAATAACTGCGCTAGCAGCAACAAGCGCACCACTAATATTTAAGGTTCCACCGGCTTCAAACGTGGCAGACGTAATTGATCCGCCACTAGTCTTAACAACCAAATTGCCATTTAGGTCGGAAGAAAGAACAAGCCCAGTAGTCAGTGTGGTGCCTACGCTAACAATACTCATATCACCACCCACCGCTGTCCTGCTGGGACAGTCACCGTATAGCCTGCATCGACAGTCACCGGACCTACACTCAACCCGTTCTTACTCAATGTCAGGCTGTAGTTTTCACTGATCGTGATATCGGACTCCAAAATAGGAGTTACTACAGATGTGGCAGAGATCGTGATAGAACCCGGCGCATTGGCAATGCTGATTCCGGTTCCTGCTTGTAGTGTATTGAGCGTGTAGCCGGTTCCGTTACCCGTCAGGAGTTGCCCATCTGTCGGGGCAGAAGTTAAGTTCGTTCCGCCATTTGCGACCGTAACCGGAGTCTGTAATGAGATAGTCGGGCCGGTAATATCAATGCCGGTTCCTGCAATGTAGATCTGTGTGGCAGAAACCTGAACAAAGTTAATCGCTGTGGAACCAAATGTGATGGTGCCGGTCGTATTACAGACGTAGGTTTCACCCGCTCCGGTGTTACCCGAAGTGATGAAGAATGCATCACCCGCTCCCAACCCGTTTGGATCTTTTAGGGCATAGCTATCCGCATCGGTCGCACGAGTCAGCACCCACGCTGTCGAACCATCACCAACTGTGGTGACCGTGTAAACGCCATTCTCAAACGCATTGGTTTGGTTGTAGATCAGGATTCGATCATTAACGGATGCAACGATTCCGTCTGGCGTAAAGGCACCCAGCGTATCGGCATTGGTCAGTGTAGCGCCTACCCCGTCTCCTGCTCCGCCCGGTTGGTTGTACGTTGCAGTGAGATTGCCGGTAGTGCTAGGAACTTCGTACTTGACAGGGGTGTGATAGGTGACCCCCACTTCCACAAGGTCATCAACGTACTGCTTATTAACCGCATCGTTGGCAACGGTCGGTGTCGCTAGATCAATGATCTTCCCAGACGCAACACTAACATTGCCCGACTCATTAGCGTAGATCGCTTTGCCAGCAGGATAGGTAACGAAAACCTCTTTGGTTCCCGCTGAGAAGGTAACCTTGTTACCGCTATCACTAGAAGCGAGTACCGTATCGCGGGACAGCGTATCCCCCGAAGCCGTATAGGTACCGATACCCACTTCCCATTCGGTCGCACCCGCAATGGTGTAATAGGCTTGGTTCCCATCACCGACACCGGTTGAAAACGCCTGATAGCCGGGGTTAGCCCCCGCAAGCGTAATCGTCCCGCTACCTGTGGTGGTAGTGGTCTCTAAGACCCGATCTGCAAGAACGAGGGCCATTTAACGGCCTCCGTTAAGCGATACGCAGAATAGCGTTCGATGCGTCAGCGGTCGGGAATTGGATCGTGAAGTTACCTGCCGTGGAAGTCTTGTCTCCACCAAACGACAGCACCGCAACCGCCTTATTATCTTGGGTCGCGTTGTAGATCAACGCACCGGCTGCAGTCAAAGTCGCTGATGGAAAGGTCAGGTCATCAAAATCCAAATACGCCGTCGTGCTGCTCGAAGTCGGAACCTGCGAGACCGTGAGCGTTAAACCCCCTGTCGGGTAGTTAGTCCCTGAAGAAGAGACCTCATCCGAAAGAGTCGTTGTGTACGCCGTGGTTGTCGCACCCAAAGTTGCCGAAGACGTATACAAAGCGAGTTTAAATACATCAGGCGCTTCGGAAGCACGAACAACTGACGAGCCAAATGCATGAACGCCGTCAAGGATTTCTACCTTGAACGAAGTCACCATTGCTTGAGAAATAGCCATTACAAGTCTCCAATATAATTTGCTGCGTCTTTATGTCCAACCTGCAAGAGTTTTTTCCTCATCTCGTTACGCTCAGACTCTTGTGCTTCGCGCAAATATTTTATCAGCACCTGCATCAGGGCCTCCTTGGTATCTACCTGTAGGAGTTTGTTCGCCGCCCTCTCTGCAATCTCTTCCGTCGTAAATCCACGATTATGCGTGGTCTGAACAAATACATTACCAATTTCAGAAGAAGCCGTAAAACTCATGTCACCGGAATCCTCACTTGTCCAGAACGATATGCGTCCTGACGCTCCATTCCATCGCCCAACCGTTTGAGTTGCGCCATACCTTCCATGTACTTCTTGTCGTACTCCGCGATAATGTCGGCCTCACCTTTCAAGTAGGTGTACGCTTCGCGCAATGATCCGTACAACAGAACATTCTCAAAGTTGTCCCCGACCCACGAGGTCCCTGCATCGACAATCGACGGTGGGTAATAGTAATAGTGCAGTTCTAACGTGTAGGCTGCATCGGGTGTCGGCCCTAGCAACATCGTATTGTCATCCCAAATCGCATAGTACTGCGGTAGCCCCGTTGAAGAAGCTGAAGGGTATGACTGACGGATGAAGTTCACATCCTTATTCAGAAGGAACTGATAGTCCCCGCTCCCATCCACCACTGCCAAGGAATACGTCGAGAGCCAGTCTGACGGCAACGCCATATACTGATTCCCTAGTGTGGTCGAAGCGGTCGAGTTCTGACGAAGCGCGGGAAGCTGTACGGTGTTATAGATACGCTCTTCTGCGTACTGCACAAAATTAGGGATATTCGCCACGAAGGAAGTCTCCGTGGACTGACAATACTCCTGAATCAGCGAAGTAAGCTGAGCGTAGTTCATTAGCTCCAACCCGAACGATATTTGCCGTTGTTCTGCAGATTAATCTGAGATACGAACTTTGTACCCTTCGTCGCTGCGCCAGCACCCTTCATCTTCATGTGGGTGACACCCTTATTCACATCCTTTTCAGGATAGCCATTCTCACCGGTCGGATCGGTGTTCGGCTTGATCTTGCTCATGTCTTTCATTATCGACCCCTCTGGCACATTACTTTTGCCATATTGCGGCCTACCTTTTTACGGTCCATATTCAAGCCGCCCTGACTAAACTTTTTAGCCCCTTTGTGCATCCGCTCTTCATGCGCCCTGACCGCTCTTTTAGCGATCTTCTCCATACCTTTTGCCATCTTAAATCTCCTAGGTCGTAACGACCGTCACCGTTCCAACTTCACCTGCAGGGGCCAGCGTATTCGGGGTCAAGCCCACATCGTAGCTCCTCGCACCGCCAACAGGGTTCCACCCCCATTGGATCATTCTACTACCACCGGCACCGTTGTTGCCGTCCTCAAAATAGCTCGTGTCAGGTCTCGGGTTCCGCACAGCCTGCGGGTCATCAACCGGATACATACCCAACTGCAACTGCGGCTGATCAGGCTCCCAACACTCCGGACACACCAAGATATTCACATTCTTGGTCTTAATCACCAACTCTTTAAGCTGTTTCAGTTTGTACCGGAATCCGCACCGATCACACTCGGCAATCGCATTTTTACCGGACGAGAACCTGCTGCCCATTAGTAGGACCCAACAAAGCTCTGCCTCGGAACAAACCGAACAGGGGCCTTCTCACGATCCTCGCCTGCCGCGATATCCCAAGCCTCATCGTACTGAGCTTTCAGGATTTGGGTTCGTGCTTCAGCGCCCGCAATCTTCATCGACAAATAATACGACAGCCCTGCTACCAAGCAGGGTAGGAAACGGAACGGGATGTCTTGCCCATTCACGCCTGTGCCTGCATCGAGCATACGACGCAGACGGGTATAAAAAAGGGTATACGTGGTACCGGAATCTGGCAAAGGCCAAACCGTAAACTGGGGATAGACCACGCTACCCAAAGAATCAGTCGCCCCCGTACGCCGATCAATCCAAATCTGAATGGGCCTACCCGTCGCGTTCTTGTTAGGTATCGCAACGTAAGTACTGGAGGAAATACGACTGATGTTGATATCAATCTGATTCTGCCCCGTACCCGTACGGATCACGTGATCTAAGAGGTCTACTGTGTCAGCAGGAAGATCGTACGTCCCTGTACCCGCAGTCAATGCCTGCGTTCCTGTTTCTAAAGTCCAAAGATTGATACCGCGTGAGGCCCAGTCCATCAGCATCAGATTTAAACTGCGCTTGGCGGTGCGGAAATCATAACCCGTTCTAAGCTCGGCCCCACAACGCTCAAAAGCCTCCTCAATGATCTCGTTGAGATCGAGGTTAAAGTTAGTTGTAGCTGTGGTGTTGTATGCCATTACTTCTTACTTCCCCGCTTGACGATACGCACGGGTTTTCTTGCTGATACCTTTCGGCTGCTTGACGAACTGCTTGCCCGCCTTTTTACCTTTTCGCTTGGCGGCGGTTGTTCGGGCGTACTCAGCAGAACTGAGAGCTTTAATAGCAGCTTCAGGTAGATATCTTTCACCTGTTTTACTAGATGGCTTACCACTTTTGGTTCTCCATTTCTGCTCGCCCCAAGCCTTCAAAGATCGTTGCGGATCTCTCATGCCTTGTATCCACCACCCTTCTCTTTGTACTTCTTCGCCAAAAGCTGTGCCTTGCGCGCTGACCATTGCCCCGGCTTAGTACCGTGCGTTCCCGAAGCCTTGATGGACTCAAACAATTTCTTACGCATACCGGGCTTGGTGTAGTTACCCGCTTCGTTCACCTTGCTCTTAGATTTTACTTTGCCGCCTCCGTTGTGGCGAATGGGTTTTCCGGTTCCTTCAACAATTTCATTATCCCCACGCCGCTTAGCGCGAGGAATCTTTGCCGGGTTAATGTCACCCATTCCACGAGACGGCATCATTAGATAATCCTACCTCGGGTCCTGCCACGCTTTGCAATACCGTCGATTTTGCCGCCTACGTTATAAGACTTCATTACACCGCCTCTCCGAGCAGTGCGTACTCCTGCTTCTCGTTTAGCTCTTTGCATTTCACTATCGCTAGGTCCACGCCTACGACGCTTCTCTTCTTCCATCTCTTGCCTAAATGCTTCAGGCGTCACGATTTGCTCTTCAATAACAGCTTCTTCTTTTATCTTTGGAGGATTTTTCTTCTTTTTGTCTTCCTCCGCTCGACGCTTGTCACGCTCACGGACTTCATCGCTCATGTAATACTTCATAAGCGTATCCATATCCTTCTTTTGCTGCGCCGCATTACGATCAGGCAGCATTGAACGTGGGACAAGATCGTCCGTTGGACCACCTTCTTGTAAGAACTTTACCTTACGCTTAGAAGGCTTCTTAGCTTTAGGTTTCGGAGGTTTAGGCATACGTGGCTTCTTAGGTGCTGACGCCCCGAAACGTGACATTTTTTTCTTAAACATACCGGCGGTATACTTAGGGATTCGCATAGATGAAGCCATTAGACCATCCTACCTCGGGTCTTACCCTTCTTAGCGATACCGTCAGCGCGACGAGAAGCAGAAGATTTAACGGATCCACCCTTTTTCATACCCTGCGTTCGTGATTCTTTTGCTTCACGAATACGACGCATAGCAGGACTTTCTGCCCTCTCACGAATACGGCGCATAGCAGCGCTTTCCCCGCGACCGCTATCTTGACTGCCGTAGCCTTGGGCACGGTACCTTGCACGAGTCGCGGCATCACCAAGATTCGCCGCTATATTCTTAAACCCAGCACCGCTGCCCGGTCTGCGACGATCCTTCTCAGCTTGGGTTTCTGTACGAGGAGGGGGAACATCTCGGCTTTCTTCAAAAGCAGCGGAGCGCCCCGTAGCGGGGGCTTTGGCTTTCTCCCGCAGTTCACGAAGCAGCTTCATGTTTGCTGCAGCAGATTTGTCCTTACGGTTTTTGTACGCCTCGGGATCAAGACGGCGAATCTCCGCCCCGACCTTACCGTAGCGCTCCTCGTCCGTCATATCAGATAACTTTTTCATTTGCACATCCCACCATAGGCCATCTTCACCATCTTGGCTTTGGTCTTGCCCTTGTGGGCTACACCGTCAGCCGCCTTGCGATAAGAGCTACCGCCTTTGGCTTTGGACTTAACCTTGCCGCCTTTCTTCATGCCTGCCATCGCACGGCCCATCTTGTCGGACATGTCGCCACGCATCGGCATAGCACGACCCATCTTGTCTTTCATCTTACGGTCCATCATTTCTTAAACCCTCGCAAAGTTTTAGCAAGTCTTGCACGTTGGCCCATCTTGCCCGGTTTCTTAGCTGCTTTAGCGAGCTTCTTTGCCGGGATTTTTTCACCCTTCTTCACACCCAAACTGCTACGCAAAGAGCCGGGTTTTTTAATTGCCTTTTGAATCCACTTACTCGCCATCTTTCCTCCGGATCTTGTTGACCCATTCAATAGCTTTGGACACCGCGCCCTTCACCGTATCCGTTTCATAGATACGAATACCTGTCCAGACGATAGTAAACATAGCTGCGATGGATGGAAGCATTTCAATCAAAGTCCCTACTACCGTGAACACCGATAACGCATCACCGGCGCTCTTCATGGTTTCAATATTCTCGTCTTTCATTTTAGCAGTTCCAAGCTCGAAGACTTTTGTTGATACGGCTGTTGGGGTCGTTCGCCGTCTTCTTGCTCGTGAGCTTTTTCTTCATGCCTTTCATACGGGCACAAAACGAATCACGGCGAGAACCGCCTTCAGGTTGAGGACGCTTAAGACCCGGCTTACCGGGATTAGCACGGTTATAGGAAGCTCGTCCTTTGGCGTTCAAACCGCCTTTAGGATTTTTACCTTCCTTCCGCTGCCACGCGGGGGTCTTAGCCATACGTCACCCGCAGAAGATCGTGACGCCACCCACGTTCGAGGTGGTCACAACGCAGAAGTCGTTGTTCGTATTCTTTGTAGTCAGAATACCGTCAGGGGGAACGAAGGCGAGGCCCGTTAGGGTCGCTGAAGGTGTGGTCAGGCTAAGAATTGTCGTACCCGAAGCCTGCGAGGTGAATGTAATTGACCCTGCCGCACCATCTGCAACGTAGTACACAGACTTAATACGAGTGCGCGGAAGAGCCAAATCCCCACCGTACCCAATCGACAAAGACCCCGCTGGGGTGCCATCTAGAGAGATAGCCGATACGGTGTTGTAGTAATTCGTTGAGTACGCCACTGACGCACTCTCACCTGCAAAGGTTTCGGTAACGGTACCACCATCAAGTCGCCCAACCGGAACACCGGTCACAGTGATATTCAGCCCCGTATCACCCCCTGCAGAGGTGGCGGAAACTTTGTATCCTGTTCCGTTGTTACCGATCTGACTTGCGGCAAGCGTAACCGTACCGGAAGTTGTGACATTCGACGAAAAAAACGTCGCGTCTGAGTCTCCGGTATTGACCGCCCAGACATCGAACTGCATTGACATAGCTTGTCTCCTGTAATGGGTAAAGGGGGCTTAGTGCCCCCCTACAAAATCTTACGGAGTCAAGCTGTCGTACAGCGCGATGTACTTGGTGGTACCACCGATGCTGACAGGGATATAACCCACTTGATCAGCCAACGTACCGGACACATTGCCCGTCGTAATCGTGGTGGTGCCGATCACAAGGGTGTCGGCCTGAAAACCATTGTCCGAAACAACCGGACCAGAGAAAGTAGTCGTACCCATTTAAATATCCTCACATGCAAGTTGCCCATCAGTCTGCATGTCGTCAGCCGGGTCTGTCTGATGGGCTGAAATATTTCCCGGTAACAACTATATAACCTTAAACATCAAAAAAGGAAAGGGGGGCCGAAGCCCCCCGATCCAGTCTCATCACGAAGAACCGGGCGATCCGAACATGCCCAACGGATCAGACCAGCCGAAGCTATAACGCTCGCGGCTCTTGTACCGAACATTGCCGGTATCAAAATCTCCGTCCATTGAGTTTTGTAGCGGGGTACGCACGAAGTGCTTCATGCCGTTCGGAACGTCGGTCGTTAAGAACCAAGCGTTCGTGTCGGTCAAGAAGTGGTTCACCGTGTAGCCTTCCGGAATCGAACCCATCGCCTTGAGAGCGTTGATGTCGTTATCCGCAGTCGCCACACGAAGTTCCGTATCGAGGAGACGCTTCGCAACGAACATCAATGCCGGTGGCACGATGAGCTTACGGGGCTTCGCCGCGATCAAGAGACCACGCTCGTCGGTCCAGCCAGCGATCTGAATCACAGCAGCCTCAAGAGAAGTCTCGTTGAGGTCCGATGCGGTCAGACGGTTGCTGTTGGAGCCGCCGTTGACAAGCGGATGCGATGCCGAGAACAGGGCCACGCCGTCACCGCCCACATAGGACGAGGAGAAGCCGTTGTTCAGGACCGATGCCGCCTTGACTTGCTTCGTGTACGCCATCGCACGGGCAAGGGCCTTTGTATAGCGCTTGCTGAGCGAGTCATACAGGTTGTCTTCAACCGCTTCTTCCGTGATGGAGAAGCCGAGAGCAATAGTCTCGTGGCTGTAACGAGCCGTCCAAGCTTCCTGCGCGTTATCATACGCAATGGCGGAACCCTCGGCCTTAACCGGGGCAGCGGAGAACCCGCTCAGCTTCGTCTCTTCTTCAAAGGAACGCTCGGAGGTCTCAGTCTCGTAGATCTCCTTATGCTCCTCACCATACTGCTTGTACTCCAGACCGAACAGGGCGTTCAGGCCGGGAAGCAGCTCTTTCAGTAATTGTGCACGTGAAATAGCCATTTCTTAGAACTCCCTATTACAGACCAGTCGGGTTGTTGTAAGCATGACCACCAATCACGGTCGAACCGGCGTCAACGTATGGAGCGTTGAACTTCACGATTGCTTCCGGATAGTAGGTGGTGCCGCTTGACACAAACGCCGTATCTTCAACCACATCGACGATTCGCAACGGAAGCGATGCTGTCACCGCAACCGAACCGATCAAGGCGGCTTGCTTAGAATCACCAGTAGCGGTGTTCAGCGTATTAGCAACCAACGCAACGTTGGAACCAATATCACCATACTCAAAGCCGTCTGTAGTTGAGACAACGACCGAAGCCGACACGCCCACGATCTTGAATAGGGTGTCTGGATCTTCGACGACGTAGGCCGTGATATACGTGCCTGACTTCACCGAGGTGCCAGAAATCCAAGATTGCGAATAGGTCGGTTGACCCGTTACGGACGAAACAAACTCGCAGCCCATAAACACGCCAGCAAAGCCGGTGGTCGGAGCAGTGGTCGTCTCGGTCGTAACAACAACGGTGCCGTCCGATGCAAATTTAAGCGGGTCACCGAAACCAATGCTACCAGCACCGGAATCAATACGCCGCTTACGAGTCGCACCGGCAAACACCTGCCCACCGATTAAATTAATCGGCACAAGCCCATTAGGGGCTGAGACAGTTGGATATGCCATTAGTTACTCCAAAATAAGTTATTTGCCTTTGCCGAACGAGACCGTCGTCTTCTTATCGCTAAAAAGCGGCATACGCTCATCGTTCAGCCTCATAAAGCTGTTGTCCACCGACTCCACTTGAGCCTTTGCTTGCGCGTTGTAATAAGCATCGCGCTGCTGCATCAACTCTTGCGGGGCCTTACAGAGCAACAACCCGCCAATCTCAATGTTGTCTTTAAAACGACTGTTGGGATCAGCTTGTAGCATCAGCTTGGGTTGATCAGAAGCCTTCACAGGTTCCCAACCTTCCCGAAATTTTGCAGACGTATTAGTGGGATCTGCTTGCCCCATAATACTGGTCCGAATCCAGCGAAACACCCAACCTTCTTGAGGCTCCGGTTCAGGGAGCGTTTGCGGCGGGGTCCACGCCATTTTGCGTTGCGTTGACTCTCGGTTCTCGACTTCACGAGCCAATCTGTTCTCAGCCATTAGTTAGTCTCCAGTTTGAGTAATTCACGTGCGTACTGTTCATTGCTAAGACCCAATTTCTTGGCGATAGCAACTTGAGTCGGTGTCAGGCGGACCTGACGCGGCGCGGTGTTCCGCGTTACCGGAGCCACTACAGTAGCTGGTTTGTTGGTGCGAGCAGGCTTACCCTGCTTCGTTTGAGGTTCTTCTTCCGCCTCTACGTCTTCAAACGCTTCGGGGAATCGTTTCCTCATCGTGTTATCGATTTGGCGGTAATACTCGTCTGTACTCGGGTCTACGCCGCTTCGGACCAATTTTTCGTGCAGGCCAAGTGCGAGGGCGGTCATCTCCTCGTCTGCTCCAAACCAAGTATTTTTCTCTCGCCACGCATCGGCTTTTGGATCTGTCCTTGGCGTGGGAGCGGCTGGTTGGGCTTGTACCTGTTGTGGCTTTTCTACACCTTCGTTTTGATTTTGTAAAGGGGGTTTAAATCTATTAGTAGCTATTTGCCGTTGTTTTGCATCGGCTAATTTTTCTTGAGCTTGAACAATGAGATCAGAATCCCCGCTTTCATAAGCTTGTTTTAGTAGCTCTTTTGCCCTAGTTAGTTCACCTTCAGCGTATCTTGCTGCGGCTCTGGCAAAAGCGGCTTCTTTCTTAGCGCCTTCTTCTCTAAGTTTTGAAATCTCCTGCTCGCGCATTTGAGCAAATCGAAGAGCCTCCTCCCGCTCGCGCATAGCACGTTCTTTCTCACGGCGCTCGTCGTGCCAAACTTTCTTCATTTGAGCGAGGCGCTTCTTAACCTTGTCGGAATACTCCTCAAGATCGTCCTTATCTAGCTCCTCCACCATATCCTTCGGGAGGGGCTTTCGGCCTCGGTCCTCGGGCGGGGTATCATCCTCAATTTCAATTTGAATATCGTCGCTATCCTCTTGAGTTTGCTCAGCTTTTTGCTCAGCCTCTAACTCATCGGGGAATTTAAATTCTTCTCTTTCAGCAGCCATTGTTTACTCCTTATGCGCGTCGGATTCCACGGGGGTCTTGAACCACCGCTTCTACCGTATCGTCGTTAATAATGCGGAACTCCCTACCGTGGATGACCACGCGGGTGCCTGAATAGGGACGGGTAAGCACGAAGTCGCCTTCTTTACACCAAGGTCCGGTGGGGAACCGGTCTGTATCCTTGTAGCATTGATCGCCCATCTTCACGACAAAGAGGACAACCGTCGTCTGCTCCTCAGTGCGTTTAGTCTCATCTGCCTTAACTAAGCCCCCTTCAAACTCTTCTTCCACGTGCGGAACCGCACACAGCATTCGGAATCCTTTGGGTTCAGGTAGGAGTTTGGCTTTGGCTTCCGCTGCCTGCTCCTGCGTCTTCTCAACGTCAATATTACTCATCGTCGCGCTCCAAGCGTTTTGCAAGGTCTTTGATGTGGTTCTTTGCGAGTTCAAGACCCTGTAACGCCCCGCAAAGTCTTTTGTATTCAAGCTCGTCCAACTTGCCTTGGATTAGAGCTTCAATAATTGATGTGCGCTCCTCATCTAGTTTTGCGTCTAGATATTCAAGAGCGTTGCTATACGCCATAAATTACTCCCGTGGTTGCGCCTCCATTGGCGAATTCTTTTCCATATCTTCGCGGGCTTTCGCAATCTCAAACCCAAGTTTCGTTCCTTCAAGCTGCTGCTTACCGGCCTCTTGCGCTTTGTGCTTCTCGATTTCTGCTCCCAAACGAGCGGCTTCAAGCTGCTGACGCCCAGAGATTTCGGCTTCGCGGAGACGGAGTTCGTCTTCTTTGGCTGCGGCGTCGATGACGTTCTTCTGCTCTTTGAGTCGCAGTTCTTCCATCTTTGCCTGTGCTTCCATCTGCGCTTGCATCTGCTTGGTCTGTGCTTGCATTTGTTTGATCTGCAAGTCCATCTGCTGCATCTGTACAAGAGGATCCTGCATCTGCTGCACCATTTGTTGTGCTTGTGCTTCGGCTTGATCTTTTTGAAACAGACGTTGTGCAGCCACTGCCGAAACTTGAGCGACTTGGTTCTCCATTTCGGGCGGCAGGTTGTACTCTTCTGTATTGTCTTGTGGCATCGGAGGCAACGCGACACCCAACTGCTTCTCGATATCGCGCCGGTATTGGAACGCTAAGTGCTCCATAATGTGCGCCTGCAAAGAGGCGGTGATCTGTTGCGCCATCGGGTTTTGCCCAATCATCTGAGCCATCTTTGGGTCTTGCCCAAACGCCATATGGACTTGAATGTGCGCTTCGTGATCTTGGTAGATAAATGCCTTCAACGGTTTACCCGTCATCGCAAACATATTCTCGGTCACAGGATCGACTGGCTTTTGATCATCGGGCAACGGAACAATCTTGTCAGAGTTCCTTACTCCCAACGTTTCAATCATTTGACGATGCAAGTACGGTAAGTTGTAAAGCTGCGGAGCGGTTTGAGATAACTGTAGTACCGCTTGGTACTGCACGATCTTCTGCGACATTGTTGCCGCATTGGGATCACTCACCGGAATAACATCTACGTCATCGTAGTCTGCTTTCTTTGCAAAGCGATCACCGACTTCTGGCTCGTACGAATACTCTTCTGGCGTGTAGTCGCGGATGATCCCTGCAAGGAGCTTGAACTCCTGCTTCATCGCGTAATAGATGCGAGCCTGCACCGCAGACATTACCTTTAATACACGCTCCAAAATAGCAAGTGTCGTACCGACCGGAGCCTGCGAGGACATATCCGATACTTTGAGATCAGACACCGCAGCAAACCTGCGGCCCTCTTCCACGATCTTGTCCATCAATAAGGACAAAGTTTGCGAAGGCTCTTTGTACGGGAGCGGCAGGATGTTGTCGCGGATCGCGCCTGATGGTACGTCTACGTCTCTAAACTCACCCGGAGCAATCGGAGTATCGTCGCCTTTAACTCGGAGTCCTCGGCTCTTAAGGCCGCCCGGTAAATTGCTAAGCGTTCCTGCATCAACAAGCTGTCGAAGAAGGCTCGTGGCAGCTTTGCTATGGCCTCCAATGAGGTGGATGAGTCCGAAGTAATAAAATCCAAAACCGGGGATGTAGCCGTAATGGACGAAGTGTTGTCGCTTTTGTTTGAGTTTGTCATCTTCACGCCAATTCCTACGTATCGCAAGAATCGTTCCGGTCCCTTTATCAATTGTCACTACGTAAGGTAGTGCAATGCCGGTCTCATTATTATCGTCATCAACGTCGGGGTAGTCGTCTAGGTCAAGGTTTACATGCATCTCTAGCAACTGATACCGATCATCTGTCGATGTGCTAAAGCCTTGGTCCTCTGCCTTTTGCTTCTCTACCTCGTCCATCACGCGCATCGGCTCACCAAGATCCACATCTCGATAAAACCCTGCGTACTGCAACTTCGCTAAATCATTCTTTGTCTTACGCATCCGGTGCGTAACACGCTCTGCCGTCTCTAAGTTCGCCGCCCCGTACGGCACCACAATATCTTCGGCTGGGATGTAGACCGCTGTCTGACGAGCAAGGCTTGGGTCGTAATAAACTTTCTTGAAGGCATTGCCCGACAGGGCCAAAGATAAGAGCATCCGCTCGTGCTCTGGGCGGTACTCCTTCATCACCTCGGTCAACTGATAGTTCATGTCATCTGCGACACGAATCGAAGCGTCCTTCTTCTCCGGAGTCTCTTTACCCACAATCTTAGTCTTGACGGGACCCGCCGCAGGGAAGGTCTCCATAATCGTCTCAGACTGAAACTTAACCGCCGACTCCATCAAGAGCGGGTGAAACACACCACACGCACCGGGCCACGGCTCTGTACGCTCTTCGTACCGAATCCCTAAAATTTGCAGTCCTTTGACGTAGGTATCCAGCCAATCTTTGCGTGACGCTAAGTCCTGCTCGTAGTTCCCAAGCAACTCGCCCGAGATCATCTGCAGTTCGCCCTCGCTCATAAAGTCAGCGAGGTTGGCGTCGAAATCTTCTGCGCGGGGTTCTTCCTTTTCAATCTCAATCTCAAGACCGCCCATACGGATAGAAACTTCTTCCGGGTCCTCGATCTCAATCTCGATTTCAGGCTCCTCCGCAGCAAGGGCTTCGATCCCGAGCGGGGCTTCCATTAAACTTTTATCGACCGCCATTTAAGTTCTCCTAGTAATATCCCGCTGCACGTTTGCCCTTGAACCATTTAATATCTTCTGGCTCATCTGAGGGGAGTTGGATAAACCCTCCCTGCCTGAATCGAAGGAGTGCTAAAGTGGTGGCGTCTACCAAGTCGTCGTGTGTACCACTCGGGAAGTCATTACATTCTTCGACCACTTCCCACGCCCAACGCCGGTCAGGAACCCAAACTATACCGGAAGAAAAAAGATCCGTAACTGCGTTAACTCTTGATATCTTATCCTGTCCTTTACCCGGCGTGAACTCTGATAGCGGCACGCCCATTCTCCGCATCTCCTGATATAACGCTGCACCATTCGATTTCTTCTCAACGATGAAGGAGTCAGGTTGCCAATCCTTATATTCCTCCAACACCATCGCTTTAAGCTCGGGGAATTCGAGTCTTTGTTTTACGGCGTTGAGCAGGATAATGTTGTAGTTGTCAGTGTTCTCGTTTTTAAAGACGCCCCACGTAAGTAGCGCGTTATAGTCCGAGCGGTTGGTTTTCTCTTGGGCGGCGTCGAGACTCATTATGATGTACTCGCAACTCGGCGGGGACTCCTTCTCCCACACCTGCCACCACTCTCTTTTTATTAACGCGCCTTCTTCAGCGGTCGGGTCCTGCATGTACTGGGCTTGCCAATACCGCACATCCATCGACGCTTTCTTCGCAAGAAGCTCCTCAATAGGCCAAAAGTCAGGCCACAGGGGTTTGTCGTTTAAAATCGCAGGAAACTCTACAATCTCCCACTGATCTGCCCCGTCTTCGCGGGTCATGTGGTCAATAATCTTCCCCGTCAAGTCCGACTTCGACCATCTCGTCATCACGACGATAATCGCGCCACCCGGCATCAATCGCTGTACGGGTCCTGACTGGAACCATTCCCAAGCTGGCTCGAATACATCGGCTCTTCCCTGCTTCGCATCCTGCTCGGAATGAGGATCATCAATAATGAATAAATCGGCACCACGACCAGCGAGAGCACCCCCAACACCAATAGCAAAATACTCGCCATTAAAGTTAGTACCCCACCGAGAAGCAGATTTCGAGTCAGCTTGAAGAGAGACGTTTGGGAAGATGTCATGGTAAAGGTCCGAATCGACGAGGTTTCTCACTCTTCTACCGAAATTAACCGCAAGGTCAGCGGTATGGGAGGCCATAATTACCTTTTTATGCGGATATTTGCCAAGGAACCACGCCGGAGCGAGGTAACTGATCATCTCTGACTTACCGTGACGGGGGGCGATATTCACGATCACCCGTTTCTTCTTCCCCTCTGCAATTTCCTCGAAAATCTTGCCCAATCTTTCGTGATGAGGCCCGACTTTGTAGCCCGGATACACGTGTTTAATAAAGGAGAGGAAGTTATCCTTGCCCAACACCTGAGTTTTCTGCGTTTGGTACTGCTTTAAAAGGTCTAGCACGTACCTTTTCTGCTTATCCGACATTGTTGGCAATGCGGATTTAATCGTAGACAGCTTTTCAGGCGTAATTTGCTGCATTTTTAGTCCGAAAGTAGGTCACGAAGCCCCTGACTCTCTCTTCCCCACTGCCCAATCGGGCAGCGTTGGTTCGCAAACCGGACTTTTGCCTTAATAATGCAACCGCAACGCTTACAAATCCCCATTTTGTTGTGCTCGCACGGCTCGCAATGCGACAGACGGTCCTCTGCGGTAGCGCTACGCGCCATTAATTTCCAATCAATCGGCATTTTTGCTCTCTATTACTGCGTATTCCACGTTCTCAAGCACATCAAGCAGCTCTTTTTCCACCTCTTCGATGGGTTTGATCTGATGCGTGACTTCACTACGCTTCTTAAAGGCGTCAACCCCGTCTATCTCGCCTAGTTTGGCAAGGGCTTGGATACGAACTTTACTGTTATCGGCGTGTTCTACTTCATAAACGAGCTTATTAACGACGTACTGCTTGAGGTCTGCAAGGTCTTCCACGATGGCGCAGTTACTCTGCGCGACCATACCAGCAAGATAAGCCATCGCTTCGTTCGGATACTTGCTGTAATCAATCCGTGTCTTAGGATCTTTTAAGTGAGAGGTGGCAATCTCCTTTGCCACTTTCATGTCGTCCTCGTCAGGGGTGAGGGGGGTACCGGTTAAATCCGATATCAACTTAATTGTCCTCGCCCGCATCTCTATTTCTTGCTCGGCAGTCAGAGTCGGCAGAGCTTCGGCAGCGTTAGCCGGGAGAGGAATGTTTTCTTCTATCTCGGGGACCAATACGTCCATCTGCATAATATATATCAATTAAAACAGTATGGAACCAAAAAGACAACCGGGGGGGTTTTATATTTAGGG